TGTCGCCAATCCACATCTTTCTTCGACACCTCCTACGAAACAGACTGGAAACCAACCGAACTCCATGCCTGATTTCAATAAGATGTCGGATGAGGACTTCTTGAAAATGGCTCCTCCCGAATAAACGCAACTGAGTCTCTCACATCTATGAAAGGATATCGCCGTGACTCAGATTTACAACGCTCCGAAGGTCGGGGATTCGGGTTCGCCCCAATCCAGTGTCGGCCCTCAGTTCAACACCCACTACTGGGATCGCAAATCTCTGATCGACGCTGCGGAAGAGATGTACTTCTCGCCGCTGGCTGATGTCCGTTCGATGCCGAAACACTACGGCAAGGAACTGAAGGTGTTCTACTACGTCCCGATGCTGGACGATCTGAACGTCAACGATCAGGGTATCGACGCCAATGGCGTTGCTCGTGTTCCCGGCACGTTCACTGTCACGTTCCCGATTTCGGGTGTTCGTGTTGCAAACGTCTCGAAAGCGGCTGCTGTGACTGCGATCAACGACAACGTGAACTCTGCTACGGGTACTGCTCAAGTCGTCGCCACCGCTGGTGCTGATGGTTCGGGTGGTACGGGTCTTGCCCTGATCACTCTTACGGACAACGTGATTCACTATGCGAACGAGACCGATGCTGATGCTGCCATTACGGCTGCTGGTGCTGGTGTCAAGCAAGAGAACGTCGGTGCTCTGTATGGTGGTTCCCGTGATGTGGGTACGATCCTTGGCAAGATGCCGATGCTCACTGAGCAAGGTGGTCGTGTCAACCGTGTCGGCTTCACTCGTCTGGAACGGAAGGGTGAAATCCAAGAGTACGGCTTCTTCATGGAATGGACTGAAGATTCGCTGATGTTCGATACCGATTCCGATCTTTACGGCCACCTGAGCCGTGAGATGCTGCGCGGTGCGAACGAGATCAACGAAGATCTGCTTCAGGCTGACCTGCTGGCTGCTGCTGATGTGAAGGTGTATCCGGGTGTCACAACTGCGATTCACGAAATCTCGGGTGCTCAAGGTGCGGTCGATCTTCTGACTGTTACTGACCTGAAGCGTCTGTCGGTGACTCTGGATGACAACCGCACGCCCAAGAAGACCACGATCATCAAAGGTAGCCGTATGACGGATACCCGGACGATCTCGGCTTCGCGTATCGCCTACATCGGCTCCGAACTCCAGATCATGATCTCGGAGTGGGCAGACTTCGTGCCTGTGGAGAAGTACGCCGATGCTGCAAGCATTATGAACGGTGAGATCGGGGCAATCCCAACTGCTCATCTCCGTATCGTTGTGGTTCCGCAGATGATGCGTTGGCAGGGTGTTGGTGCTGCTGAAGGCACCAATGGTGGCTACCAAGCGACCGGTGGTCGTTACGACGTGGCTCCGCTGCTCGTGATCGGTGATCAGGCATTTGCGACCATTGGTCTGCAAGGCATGGGTACTGGTGCGAAGGCGAAGTTCCGGATCATCGTGAAGAAGCCGGGTGAGAAAACTGCTGACCGCAGTGATCCTTACGGCAAGATCGGGTTCTCCTCGATCAAGTTCTTCTACGGCTTCATCAAGCTCCGTGGTGAGCGGATGGCCGTGGCGTACAGCCCGATCCCGGAATAAGTCTATTCCATATGAACTGATTGAGGCCCCCTAGTGGGGCCTCTTTCATTTGCCAAGGTATTTAGTCTGTGTTAAGCGGACTTCACCATGGTAACTCACAAAGGATGAACCCAATGGATGATATCTCCAACAAAACCAACGAAGAACTCCTGACTCTGGTCATGGAGACGGATGACAAAGAAGTTCTGCGGTTTATCGCCAATGAACTGGAAGTGACTTTCTCCGGCAACACAGGGAATTTGACTCTGAAAGAGAAGATCGTTCCTGTGCTGGAAGCTCGTCTCGAAGCAGAATCCAAGCCAGATGAAGATGACCCCATCATGGCTGCTCTGGCTTCGAAACCTGAAGTCGTTGAGGCTCAGGCTGCTGCCAAGAAAGAGCGGAAACTTCTGGATCTTCCGAAAACTGCACTGGCAGAAATTGACCCCCATACTCCGGGTCTGTCTGACATCGAGAAACGTGCTATCGTTCGTGCGAAGGCAATGCGTCTTCATCGTGTGCGTGTTTCGAATCTGGATCCTGCTGACTCTTCGCTGCAAGGTGCAATTGTCACGGTCTACAACAAGTTCACGGGCAAGGTGTCGAAGTACATTCCCTTTGGTGAAGAGAATGACTACGGCTGGCATGTGCCTGAGATCCTGATCAATGAACTCAAGAGTCGGACTTTCAATGTCCGCAAAGAGGTCAAACGTCCGGGTCAGAGCTTTGGTGTGAAAGAATATCGCACTGTTCAACAACGGAAATTCGCCATCGAATATCTTGAACCTCTGACTGCTGAGGAACTCAAGAATCTGGGCGATGACCAGAAAGCACGCGGAGCAATCGACACGACTGCTGCGTAAGCGTATAGAGGGTCGTGAACCAAGGAGAATTTGCCATGTCTGATAAATTCGTAAACTCTGACAATTCGTCTACTCTGGCGAATAACCTGTTCACGGCCCTCACTGCTGGTGTGACGATTCCTCCGTCCCCAGACTTCTCTGATCCGAAGTATGATTTCACTCCGGATGAGACGACTGATCTTTACAAGGACATTGTTGGTGCAACCGTCGCAGAAGTAACCCTCGGTGAGAATACCATCGGGGGTACTGGTGCATTTGACGTGTTCATGACCGCAATGGACAAGCACCTTGAGCGTGAGTTCAAGGGTAATCGAATCACTGGTTCACAGTACGCAGAGGTCTATACCGCTGTGGCGAATCAGGTGATGGGACAAGCTGCTTCCTTCGTTCTCCAGAAAGATCAATCTCGCTGGAATGCTGTGACTGCTCAGATGCAGGCACGTATCGCTGAGATTCAAGCCACTGAGGCTCTGATCAATCTGGAGCGAACCAAGATTGAAGCTCTGAATGCCAACTTCCAATTGAACCTGACTGCTGCTCAGTATGCACTGACCAAAATGCAGATCGCTACGGAAGAGGCTTCTCATGATGCAGTCACTGCGGATGTGGCTGCCAAAGAATACACGGTCAACTATCTGCTGCCTGCTGATCTGGCCATCAAACACTATGAGCGTCAGCAAGTGATGCCAACCGGTGTGGCTGTTCAGAAGGTTCAGGTGGATCGTATCCTGCCTGCACAGGCTGCAATCGCTGAGTTCCAGAACCGTGTTCTTCAGCCTCTGGAACGCGATATCCAGTTGCTGCAACGTGATCGCATTATCCCCACTCAGGCGGATATCGAAGACTTCAAGCGTGACAACATTCTGCCGATTGAACTGGCTCAGGCTCAGCACGTCGTCAATGTTCGTCAGCCTGCTGAGTCGGAACTCATCTTTGAACAGATCGAGAAAGAGCGTGCAAACACTCTCGATACCCGTCGTGATGGTCTTACTCCGATCTCTGGTGTCATTGGTTTGCAGAAGCGTAACCTCGACGTGGATGCAGACATCAAGGACTACAACCTGAACAACACCCTTCCGACTCAGCTTAACCTGCTTGGAAAGCAGATCATTCTTACCACTGAACAGGGTGAGAAAGAACGTGCTCAGACTCTGGACACTCGTTCGGATGGTGCAACGGTTGAAGGTCAGATCGGAAAGCAGAAGGATCTGTACGATCAGCAGATCGACAGCTTCATCAAGGATGCTCAACAAAAGGCTGGTAAGCTGTTTCTCGATACGTGGATCACTCGTAAAACTCTGGATGATGCTGTGCAGCCTGCTATCGAGTTTGAAGTCGATGCGGTGGGTGATGTGCTTGGAGCTATCCGGACGAACAACAACCTGTAAGGAGAAGTCATGGGTCTCTTCTCCTCCAAGAAAATCATTACGGTCTCGTCCACCCTCTACAACATGGCAGGGGATGAACGGGACCGTCCTGATTTCCTGAAAGGCACGGTCTTCTCGTCCGTGATCAGTAATAGTCCGTCTATCGCTGATGACCTGAATACAGCTTACATGGGTGGTCCGGGGCTTCAGCAAAGACAGTTCTTTCAATACTATGATCGAAACAACTTTCCCGGACTTCCTACTGCATCAATCGTGAATACAGTCACATTGAATCCTTTGGATGTTCAGCCTGAGATCCCTCTTTCTCCAGTACCTCCTGCTCCTGCTGGTTTGAATCTCAGGTGCTATGCTGCTGAAGTGACTGATGGATCTTTTGAGTCTTGGATCGAACGATGGATTCTACAGAATCATCCAACTCGAATTGGTGAAGATTGGCTTGGTGAATATGAACCAAGTACCAATGAGTTTTCTGTGGAATTTCCCAACAACGATACCTTCATTTGGACGAACAACATTGCTCCAGTCTATAGCCCATCGAAACGCTATATCGTGGCAAAGTACATCGAGTATCTGGATGAAAGCGAAGAGGCTGTTCAGACTGGTTCTGAGACAGTAGACGATCCTGTTTTGCCTGATACGACAGGCTTCACCAATCTTGTGACTTCAGGAACTTTCACTCCTGTCACTCTTCAGAGAGTTCGTAATACAATTCTCTCTTACAACAATGGAGATCCTGATCTTCAAGTCGAAACAAACGTCGATGCTGATGTGCCGGGAGAAGTCCATAATTGGAATCAGGAATGGGAAAAGGAAACCGTAACCTCTGTGAGTGGTCTTCAGGTTCAGGGTCTTCGTGAGCTTCTCTATATCCAAGCAACAGATGTAGTGACCAATGACTATTCCAATGTGGTAGTTACTCAGACTGATCTGGGTGGTGGGGTAATTGAAACCCGAACTGAAACTACCACAGGAGAACAGGTAACTGATCAATACACTCATCGAATTGATACTCAGATTCTTCTGAGTGGAAATCAGTATGGGCCAGAGCAAATCTTCATCTACGAACTGAATACAGGAAACTCGATTCTTGATGCTTTGGTTCAAGATGTTGATGTTTCTGGTTTGCCGCAGGAATTCTTTCCTTTCATGCCAGTTAGGATCAACAACGTATCTGTGGCAGATCCAGTGTATGCAGATCTCTATGATGACATGTCCAAAGCCTATAAAAGAGGTTTTGGATACAAAAAGAAATTTGGATCCCTTGTAGAATCTGTTGAAGAGAATCCTTCAATTGCAGACATCGACTATGCTTATCTCTGTTTTGGAGCATCTCTGAATGTAAAAGAGATGGCTTGTCGTCGATACATATTCAATTTCTTCCAGAAGATGATTCCATTTCAGTCTGGTGGCTCTGGATCGGCAATGGCCAATCTTCAAACTCAAGTAGATGAATATGATGCTGCTCTTCAAGCTCTTCGTGATTGGGAGACTGAAGTTGCAAATATGAACCAAGACAGACTTTGGACTGAGCTTCCTCCTCGTCCTGAGATTCCTGCTATCAGCCCTCCTCCAACGAATACCATTACACTGGCAGAGGCTTCTCTTGGTTTCGATATTCGTATGGTTTGGGTCCATGCAGAAGTGAACCAGTTCAATGGAACTTTCACTCGTCAGGATTCTGATGTTCTGGGACAGCAAGCTAAGAATAACGATATCGAATTGCGTGTGGGAACTCCTTTTACATGGGAAGAAAGAGAATCCTACAACACACGAAACGGAGAAGAAGAAAGAGTAATTCAGAAGTCAATTCCTTCGATGGAGATCTGGTGGCAAACTGATCCCGGATCTTATCGAGTTATGACTGTATGGGGTCTTGTATCATACAACTACATTTACGGTGGTAAAGCAGTTGTCATTACTTCAACTGAAGCTCTTCAGGATACTGAGGAGTCTGGTTTCTTGGTTCCACTCCATTATCCAACCATGTTGGAAATAGGGATTGTAGATTATACCCAAATGGCTACAGCCAATTCACACATCCTATTTAACAGCTATGAAGTGACAAAACAGAGATGGTATGAGAGAGGGATCTTCAAGATTCTCTTGATCAT